GGTGTTCGGTTGGAAAGCGCAAACAGACGATTGCAAAAAAACAGAAGTGCCCAGAACCGTTATTACAGTGAGTCTGGCCGACCGAAACAGATCCTCAGTAGCGCTAGAAAACGGGCAAAAGTCAAAGGGCTTTGCTGTACGATTACCCTAGAATGGGTATTAGCAAAGATCGACGAGCAGGGTAATAGGTGCGTTAAGACTGGCATAGAGTTCGATTACGGTAAAGATGCACAGTATAAGAAGCATCCTTATGCACCGAGCCTAGATCGGATCGACAACGACCAAGGTTATACGCCCGAGAATACGCGGCTAGTATGTACGATGTACAACTACTGCAGGAATGTTGCCAGAGACGAAGACGTTGAGTTTTTCGCTTGGCAGTTGTTTCAACATAAATTCGGCACTAGACCGGACTAATATATAAGCAGTGCTTATAGGCCAAAGAGTATGGAAATTGCAGAAGACGCCTTTGAAGAAGGGCAAGCGGTACTTCCCAAGTTGACGAAGCAGCAAGAACAGTTTGTACGGTACTACTTGCTAGGCTATTCAACCACTGAAGCAGGTAAAGCGGCAGGGTATTCGCAGGCTAACTCATCAAAACTGGTGAACAACGCTGTGATACAACGCACATTGACCTACTTTCGGGAAAAAGAGTTCGATCGCATTGCGGTCACCCGAGAAAGTATTACAAAACTGTTTTTTGAGGCCCACAGAAAGAGTGGTAGTGCGACGGAAGAGGTCGCTGCGCTTAGAGAGATCGCTAGAATGCATGGTCTCTACGAGCCACAAAAGATCCAAACGATAAGTGTGAATATCAATTCCGAGCGGCACATTGAAGCGGCAACAGATGCGGATTTACTTAAGTTAGCAGGGCTAGGTGACACCCACTTTAACCCTGAATCAACGATCGATGGTGTTTTTGAAGAAGTGGAGGCTGGCAATGGTAAAAAAGGACACTAAAAAGTGCTCTTTTTGCAACGAAGACAGGCCAATGACCCTGTTCGATCCTTCGAGTGCGCCCACAGTGTGCTCCAAGTGCAAGAATCTGGGGCAGCACCGTGCCTTCCAAGCCATTATCAGCGACCCGAAGCGCCATAAAGCGTTCCTGAAAGAAAAAGAAAACGAGCATAAGGCCAGAGCGGCCCATGCCAACAAGCTACTACACAACAAACGCCTAAAACAGTCAGAACGTGACACGTTGGAGAAGCAAGACTTGGGAAAGCAGCCAGATTTTAAAGACGAGAATGGTGTTTTTGACTCTAAAATGGCGGCCCAAGCTGAATTAGCGAAGCGCGAGCTGGCTCGGAGGCACTTACTGCCTTTCGTTCAGCGATTTAGCGAGCAATACATTCCTGGTTGGGTGCATAAAGACATTTGCCTACGTCTAGAAAAGTTCTCAGACGATGTTGCCGCTAAAAAGTCACCGCGTTTGATGCTATTTATGCCACCGCGCCACGGTAAGAGTGAGCTGGCGTCGAAAAACTTCCCTGCATGGCACCTTGGGCGCTACCCAAATCACGAATTCATTGCCTGTTCCTACTCTGGCTCGTTGGCCATGGGGTTCTCGCGCAAAGTGCGTGGCCTGCTGCGTGATACGCAGTACCACTCGCTGTTTGAAACCCGATTAGACCCCGAATCACAGTCCGCTGAGCAGTGGCTAACGACCAAAGGTGGTGGTTATGTGGCTGCAGGTGTAGGCGGACCGATCACCGGTAAGGGTGCGCACATATTAGTAATTGATGACCCTGTAAAAAACCGTGAGCAAGCCGAATCAGAGACCGCTCGCCAAACGGCGAAGGACTGGTACACCTCAACGGCCTATACACGACTCGCACCGGGCGGTGGGGTGCTGGTTATCCTAACCCGTTGGCACGATGACGACCTTGCGGGGTGGTTATTGGAGCAGGAAAAGGACGGTGGAGACAGTTGGGAGGTGATCAAGTACCCAGCGATCGCTGAAGATGACGAAAAGTACCGTAAAAAGTACGAACCGTTGCACCCAGCACGTTATGACGCTGAAGCGTTACTCCGAATTCAGAAGGCGGTAGGCCCAAGAGACTGGTCGGCACTGTATCAGCAGAACCCAGTGGCCGATGAAGGTGATTATTTCAAAGTAGGTATGTTCAAGTACTACCGCGAGAAGTTCCTAGACAAGAAAAAACTCAAAATCTACTGCGCATGGGACCTTGCGATCGGTAAAGCGGACCGAAACGACTACTCCGTTGGGGTTGTTGTGGGTGTGGACCAAGAAGACAAGATGTATGTCATGCACGTTGAGCGTGGTAAGTGGGACGGTTACGAATTAGTCGAAAAAATACTCGACGTTTACGAAGAATACCGCCCATCGATCGTTGGCATAGAGCGCGGACACATTGAAATGGCGCTTGGACCCTTCCTTAAGAAGCGGATCGCAGAGCGTGGCCTTTACGAGATGTACTTAATGGAGTTGAAGACAGGTCGAAGAGATAAAGAAGCGCGTGCCCGAGCTATTCAGGGACGTATGCAGCAAGGAATGGTGTTTTTCCCTAAGTTTGAACTGTGGAATGCTGGGCTTATGGCCGAAATGTTGCGTTTCCCGAACGGTGTACATGATGACCAAGTCGATGGTTTGGCTTGGATCGGTTTAATGATGTCCGAAATGTCCGTCGTAATAGATAAGAAAGAAATTGAAGAGTCTTGGCGAGATAAGCTCCCAGGATTAATGGCCCCTAACCGCAGTAAAACAGCGATGAGTGCATAGCTATGGCGTACAAGAAGGCAAAAAAAATCGATCCCCTTAAAGAAGGGAAGATCGTAGAAAACAACTGGGCTCGCTACGTGCGGGCAAGGGATGCGGGCCACCTCGACTACATAAAGACGGCGATAAAGTGTGATCGCTACTATCGTGGAGAGCAGTGGGCCCAAGAAGACATCGACGCTTTGGATTCCGAAGGCCGTCCGCATCTTACGATCAATACCATTTTGAGTACTGTCAATACCATACTGGGGGAGCAGTCCTCTAAGCGTGCGGATACACAGTTTAAGCCTCGACGTAACTCCTCAGACGAAGTTGCGGCAGTGCTCACCAAACTCTACATGCAGATCAGCGACAACAACCAATACGATTATTTGGAAAGTCAGGTGTTTGCGGACGGTGTAATCCAAGATCGTGGGTATTTTGACATTCGTATGAACTTCGATGATCACATTGAAGGCGAAGTGCAGATCACAGCAGAAGATCCGTTGGACATCCTGCCTGATCCAGATGCCAAAGACTACGACCCAACCACATGGAACGAAGTGATCAAGACCAAGTGGTTAAGTGTAGACGACATTGAGCAACAGTATGGCGAAGAGAAAGCTGATCGGTTGCGCATGGTTGCCGAGAACGGCGAGCACCTTGGGCGAGATTCGATGGATTTGGCCGAACAACGCGACGTGACCTATGGCGACGTAAGCGAAGCTATACTAACGGGCGGCGAACCTGACGACAAACAAAGCCTACGGGCAGTGCGCGTTGTTGAAAGGCAGCATCGTAAGTTGGTCATGACGCCACATTTTGTTGATCCAAAGACAAAAGACATGCGTGTTGTTCCTGAATCCTGGGATGACGAGCGCACTGAGATGTTTGCCAAAGAATATGGCTTAGGAATGCTCAAGAAATTAGTTAAAAAGGTGCGTTGGACCATCACAGCGGACAAGGTTGTCCTGCATGATGACTGGTCACCGTACAAAGACTTCACCATTGTGCCTTACTTCCCTTATTTTAGGCGCGGTAAGCCTTTTGGCATGGTTCGCAACCTCCTTTCGCCCCAAGAACAGTTAAATAAGATCTCTTCACAAGAGCTACACATCGTTAACACGACTGCCAACAGTGGTTGGGTTGTAGAAACGGGCTCATTGAGTGGTATGACATCGGACGATCTCCAAGAACGCGGTGCTCAGACAGGCTTAGTACTGGAATATAACCGTGGTTCTAACCCACCACAGAAGATTAACCCGAACCAGATTCCAACGGGTCTTGATCGCATTGGTCAGAAAGCGGCAAACAACATCAAAGAGATCTCAGGCGTATCTGATGCGATGCTTGGTCAGGATAGTCCCGAAGTATCGGGCGTTGCTATTCAGGCGAAACAGAACCGTGGACAGATTCAGATCCAGGTTCCTTTAGACAACCTTGCCAAAACGCGACATTTTGTTGCGAAGAACATTCTGTGCTTAGTGCAGTCGTTCTATAGTGAGGAGCGGGTCATTCAGATCACCCGAGATGAAGACCCTATGAAGCCTCGCGAAGAGATCGTGCTAAATCAAATGACGCCAGAAGGTGAAGTGGTTAACGATATGACCGTTGGTGAATACGACGTTGTTATTTCAACCATGCCTGCACGCGACACGTTTGATGAGTCACAATTTGCCGAAGCCTTGCAACTGCGCCAAGTGGGCATTGCCATTCCTGACGACGCCATTATCGAGTACTCCCATCTGCAACGTAAGGGTGAGCTTGCTAAGCGTATCCGTATGATCACAGGTGTTGAACAGTCGCCAGAGCAGCAGGAAGCTGCACAGATGCAACAACAGATCCAGATGGAACAGGTGAAGTTGGAAATGCAGAAGCTCCAATCTGAAGCGGCTAATCTACAAGCTCAAGCACAGCTTGCCGCAGCTAAAGCAGCTGACATACAAACGACGCCTGAGAAAGAGATGGCTGAACTAGAGGCACGCATGGAAATTAAACGGCAAGA